ATCAGGAACATTTACTGCTGATGAAGAAATTAATCAGGCAAGTACAGGTGCTGTTGGTAAAGTTGTAGAGTATGACGCAACAAATAAAATTTTATTCTTTTATCAAACGAGATTCCCAGATGTTGGTACAGATACGAATGGTAACAAAACTGCTTTTAGTGGTGCAAACGCAATCACAGGACAGACTTCAAGTGCTGCAGCAACTCCTAATACAAGTAGTTCTGCAACAGTAAATGCTGTCGTATTCAGTTCTGGTTATTCAAATCCAGAATTAGCATATGACTCAGGAGATATGATTTATGTGGAAGAAAGAAGTCCTATAACAAGGGCGTCTGACCAAACGGAAAACATTAAGTTAATAGTTGAATTTTAAATAATAAAGGAAATAAATGCCAAGTAAAACTGATTTTAATGTTAGTCCTTATTTTGATGACTTCACGGAAGATAAAAAGTTTCATAGAGTCATGTATCGACCAGCTTTCGCTGTTCAAGCAAGAGAATTAACAACACAACAAAGTATATTACAGAACCAACTTGAAAAACTTGGTGACTCATTGTATAAACATGGGTCTATGGTAATTCCTGGTGAGGTAACTTACGACTTAAATCATTTTTCAATAAAATTAACTTCTTTTACAGGTACATTAGCAAACTTTACAGGAACGACTATTACTGGAGGAACATCTGGTGTTACCGCTGTTGTTCAAAGTGTTGTTGTGACTGATGGTACTGATCCTGATACACTATTTGTTAAATATTCAAACTCAGGTACAGATAATGTTTCAGCAACATTTACTAATGGAGAAACATTAACATCAACTTCCGCAACAAATGAAACTGCTGTTGTTTCAACTTCACATACAGGTTGTGCTGCTTTTGTAGATGCTGGTACATATTATATTAATGGATATTTTGTTGAAGTAGAATCACAAAGTATAATACTAGATAAATACACAAATACTCCAGATTATCGTATTGGATTAACGGTTACAGAAACTTTTGTAACCTCAACAGACGATACATCTCTATTAGATAATGCAACTGGTTCATCAAACGCAAATGCTACTGGTGCTCATAGATTTAAAATCACACTAACACTTGCTAAGTTATCTTTAACATCAACAGCTGACGCTAGTTTTATAGAAACATTTAGATTAAAATCTGGTATATTACAAAATAAAAAAGTTGATAGTGTTCGTACATCTATTGAAGACACTTTAGCAAGAAGAACATATGACGAATCAGGTGATTATGTTGTTGATGATTTTGAATTAGATATTAGAGAACATCTATTAGCAGGAACAAATCGTGGTATATATGCTGCTGGTGCAACTTCAGATGACGGTAATGAAGCTACTGAAGCAAAATTAGCATTTGGTTTTTCACAAGGTAAAGCATATGTTAAAGGATATGAAATTGGAAAAATAGGAACAACTTATATTGATGTAAATAAGGCTAGAGATTTTGAAACTGCTAGTGGTAGTACAACAAGATTTGATATTGGTTCTTTTGTCAATGTAGAGAATGTTCATGGAACACCAGACATTAACTTTGTATCTGGTGAGATAGAAAATTATAAAACTTTAAGACTAGTAGATACAGCACACACTTCGAGAGGTACTGTTTTTGGTACTGAACTTGCTCATGTGTTTGATATTGGTCGTGCAAAGACTAGAGCATTTGAGTATAACTCTGGTAATGCTGTTAGTACAGATTCAGGAACAACAACTCTTTTATCGAGTGAAGCTACAACAGATGTAAAATTTAAACATTTTCTTTTTGACATTGAAATGTTTAGTCATGTCAATGTTGCAGGTGCAATGTCTGGTGCTCTTACGACTGGTGATAAACTTACTGGTGGTACTTCAGGTGCAACTGGTATTGTTGAAAGTGTTACAACTGAAGGATCAGGAACAATAACAGGTGCTACAGTAGCAGATCCTGTTGTTATAACAATGTCTGGAGGACACAACTTTACTGAAGGTCAAAATGTTGTTATCGCAAGTTCAGCTGGTATGACAGAAATAAATGGTAATCATACTGTTAAAAACGTAACTGCAACAACTGTCGAATTATTTGTTGAACCAACTGCAACTAATTCAACACCTCAAGCTCTTGACGGTACTTCATTTGGTGCTTGGACATCTGGTGGTACACTTAAACATACAACTATCGTATTAAATAATATTCAAGGTGAGTTTGCTGTTGGAGAAACAATTACTGCACCTACAAATTCAAGAACAGGTGTAATTCAATTTGATGCTTTTGGATGTAAATCATTTGAACAAAAAGTATTTGCTCAGACTAAAGGTGTTTCAATGGCAGGTAGTCCAACATTTACTGCAAACACTTCATTAGATAAAACTTTTGGTGGAGTTTTAGAATTATTTGGAACAGTTTCAACTGTTAGTCCTACTGAATCACAAGGTAGTGTTCTTATGGATGGAACAGACGCCAACGGTGCTGATTCAGGTGACTCAATAATTTTAGAAGACGCAACCGAACCTAGTAATATTGTATTTGCTATTGGTTTAGAGGCACCTGCTGATTTATCAGATAGATTAGTTGGTTCTGGTACTAAATTTTTAAATGATTTCAGAATTGGTGATAGTATAGAATTTGTAGATGATGGTGGATCTGTAAATACAAGAATCATAGAGAGTATTCATTCTCAGACAATATTAGAAACTTCTGTTGGATTAGGTACTGCAACAGCAACAAGTAAAACTTTTAACAGAAGAAGACCAAAACTTCAAAGTTCAGAAAAAAATATAGCAATATTTCAATTACCATATAATGTAGTTAAAACATTATTAACAGGTGATAATTCCGAGTTAAGTGATACAAGTTTCAAAATTAGAAGACAATTCGTTACCACTCTATCAAGTTCTGGTACTGCAACATTAACTGCTGGTACAAACGAAGTCTTTGCTGCATTTACAGAGAATGATTACTCAGTTTCAATTATGACAACAGGTTCTGGTGGTACTGGTGCTGTTGGTGATATCATATCGTTATCAACTGGTAGTGACTTCTCACTTGGTGGTTCTCCTACAGGTAAAACATTGGCAATCAATCTAGGTAGTGGATACAACGGACATAAAATTAAAGTTATTACTACAATTTCTTCTTCAGTTGTTGGTGCAAAAACAAAAACTGACACACCAGGAACAACGGTAACAATAGATACCGAGGCACTTGCAACAGATGATTATATCAGTCTTGGAAAAGCAGATGTTCATAAACTTAATAGTGTTTTCATGGCTGCTGACTTTAGTACGGTTGCTGATACAGGTGATACAGATGTCACAGATAGATTTGAATTAGACACAGGTCAAAGAGATAACTTTTATGACATTGGTAGATTAAAATTAAAATCAGGTAAAGTAAATCCAACAGGAAGATTATTAATTAACTATGATTACTTTGAACATGGTGCAGGTAACTTCTTTAGTGTTGATAGTTATTCTGGTTTTGCTTATAAAGATATTCCTGCCTACAATTCTGATGTTACCGGTACATCATTTGCTTTAGGAGATTGTTTAGACTTTAGACCAAGAGTAGATAACGCCTCTACAATAAATTCTGGTGGTGTTGACAGATCATTTGACGATACAGGAGCTTCTGCTATAGAATTCTGTAAAGTTAATTCAGATGTCACAAACGATTTAGAATATTATTTAGCAAAAAGGGGAAGAGTTTACTTATCTTCAAGAGGTGAGTTTAAAGTTGTACTTGGTGCTTCTGCAATCAGACCGGGATATGGTGAACAGATGAAAGACGCTATTCATCTATATGATGTTTTTATACCTGCATTCACTTTTGATACAAGTGATATTGATATAAAGGCAATTGATAATAGAAGATATACAATGAGAGATATTGGTGGATTACATAAGAGAATTGAAAGTATAGAATACTATACTCAATTGTCTTTACTAGAATCAAACGCTCAAAGTTTACAAATACAAGACGCCGATGGATTTGATAGATTTAAAAATGGTTTCTTTGTAGATAATTTTACAGGACACGGCGTAGGTGATGTTACCGATGAAGATTATTCTATATCTATGGACATGGCAAAAGGTGAATTAAGACCATCACATCATATGGATAATGCTAACTTAATAGAATCTGATTCTGCATTAGCAAATTCAGCTGCAATGACAGACGCAATTAGAACAACTAATGGTTATCAAAAAACTGGTGATCTAATCACTTTACCATATACTGAGGTAACAGAAATAGAACAACTATATGCTAGTACAACAGTTAATCTAAACCCATATGACACTATATCGTTTACAGGTAATGTTGTTATTAATCCAGATCAAGATGATTGGTTTGAAACTGAAACACTTCCTGAAATGACAATAAGAATTCCTAACGTATTTGATTCATTAGGAACTGACGCTTCTGGTAATGTTCAATCATTGAATCTAGGTACAGTTTGGGATACTTGGAATAATAACTGGTCAAGTGTTGATCTTCAGGGTAGTGAAAGAAATACACAAAGAACTGTAAGAGGTGGTACTGGTTTTGGTGGTAGCGGTCACCAAACGAATACAGTAACTCAAACAACAATTGACACACAAGAAGTTAATCAAAGAACTAGAACAGGAGTTAGAACACAATTAGTTCCTGGAGGATTAAGAAATACAAGTATTGGAAATAGAGTTGTACAAGTTGCTTTTGCTACATTCATAAGAGCAAAAGATATTACATTTACTGCAAGAGGAATGAAACCAGGTACAAGAATTTTCCCTTTCTTTGACGGTGTTGATGTATCAACATTTGTGACACCAACAGGTTCAAGTGCAGGTGCGGCTTTGACAACAAACGCTGCAGGAACAGCTACAGGTGTTTTTGCTTTACCAACACCAACAGTTGCCGCAAATCCAAGATGGAGAGTTGGTAAAAGAGTATTCAGATTAACATCAAGTTCAACAAATATAAAAACTGAAGGACTTGTAACCACATCAGCAGAAACAGATTATACGGCAAAAGGATTAATTCAAACAGTTCAAGGAACAGTTTTAGCAACTAGAGAAGCATCTGTACAAAGAGTGACAGCTACTGATACCGATGTAGTACTGGGAGAACTTGGCACTAGAATTATTAGAGATCAAGCTACTGGTGGATGGCATGATCCTGTCTGTCAATCATTTATAATAGATAAGACTAACGGTATGTTTATTTCAAGTATTGAGGTTTTCTTTAAAACTAAATCAAGTGTTATGCCTGTGACTTTACAGATAAGAACAATGGTGAACGGTTATCCTACTACGACAGTTGTTCCTTTTGGTCAACAAAATGTTGATTCTTCTGACAT